GCGCGACGCCGGCCTCGAAGATCGCGCGCCTGCGCCCGGACTGGGTCACGATCATCAAGGGCTCCACCAACGAGGCCCCGACCGACCAGGAGTTCAAGGCCGACCTGAGCGGCTCGTGGGACCCCTCCGCCGAGCTGATCGGCTACATCTACACCCCGGGCGGGTCCGGCTCCGGCCTCAAGCCGCACGCGTACCTGCCCGACGAGGTCGCGCACATCGCGCCGATCCCGGACCCGGTCGCCTCCTACCGCGGCATGAGCTGGGTGCAGCCGATCCTCACCGAGGTGCTCGGCGACAAGGCGATGTCGACGCACCGCCTGCAATTCTTCGAGAACGGCGCGTGCCTGCCGCTGTCGGCCAAGCTGGCCACGCCCGGCGGCTGGACCACGATGGGTGAGGTCGAGGTCGGCGACGAGGTGATGGGCGCCGACGGGCGCCCGACGACGGTACTCGGCGTCTACCCCAACGGTGAGAAGGACGTCTACCGTCTCACGTTCACCGGCGGGGCGTCCGTGGAGTGCTGCGAGGACCACCTCTGGCAGGTCCAGACCCGCTACGACCGTCAGGGCCGTCCCGGCCGCGGACCAGATCGTGAGCCGGTCCACCAGATACGGTCACTGCGTTCGCTTCTGGATGAGGGGATCCGATACCGCAGCGGCCCGCACAAGTTCGTCATCCCGCTGACGCGACCGGTCGAGTACGAGCCGGGTCCTTCGCTGCCCATCGACGCCTATTTGCTGGGCTGCCTCCTGGGGGACGGGCGCCTCGGAAGGAGCACCGACCTGGCGGCTCATCGCGACGATGTCGTGTGGCTCGAGGACGAGCTCTCCGCTCGCATCCCGAAGCAGGTGGAGATCAAGCTGGAGCACAGGGCCGGGACTCGCAGCTCGAGGCTCCGGTTCTCGCGGCGTCCCGGCACCGCTCGGGGCAACGCGCTCACGTGCGAGCTCCGTGCGATCGGAGCCTCTCCCAGCGGCCATCTCGACAAGGCCGTGCCCGAGCGCTACATGCGGGCTTCGGTCGAGGACCGAGTCGCGCTCCTCCAGGGTCTGTGCGACACCGACGGGCACGTGGAGAGCTCCCAGCCCGCCACCATCTCCTTCACGAGCACCAGCGAGACTCTGGCGCGACAGGTGCGCGAGCTGGCCGAGGGCCTCGGCGGCGTGGCCTCGCTCCGGCGACAGGCACGGGAGGGCGCACACACGCAGTGGGTGGTTCGCTTCAGCCGGCTTCCTGCCGACGTCGTTCCCGTCCGGCTTCCGCGCAAGCGCGAGCGCTATCGGCTCTCGGCTCGCTTCGTCGATCGCACGCGGTTCCTGAAATCGGTCGACTACGCGGGCCGCAAGGCGGTTCAGTGCATCAAGGTGGCGACGCCGGACGGGCTCTACCTGACCGAGCACTTCATCGTCACGCACAACTCCGGGAACCTAGTCGTGTCGCTCGACACGGGCCGCATGGACCGCAAGACCTTCAGGGAGTGGGTCGACCTGTTCGAGTCCGAGCACGCCGGCTCGCTGAACGCGTTCAAGACGATCTACCTCGGCTCGGGCGCCCAGGTTCAGCCGGTGGGCTTCAACCTGCGCGACCTCGACTACAGCGCCGTGCAGGGCATGGGCGAGCTGCGGATCGCCGAGGCCGCCGGCATCCATCCGGTGATCCTCGGGATCAAGGACGGGCTCGCCGCCAGCTCGCTGAACAACTTCCAGAACGCGCGCAGGCTGACCGCCGAGAAGACGCTGCGGCCGCTGTGGCGCAACGTGTGCGGCTCGCTCGAGACGCTCGTGCCGCCGCCGCCGGGCTCGCAGCTGTGGTACGACGACACCGACATCCCGTTCCTCAAGGACGACCAGAAGGATGTCGCGGACGTGCTGCTCACGAAGGCGACCGCGATGCGGCTGCTGACCGACGCGGGCTACGACCCCGACAGCGTCGTGACGGCGGTCGAGGCCAACGACCTCTCGCTGCTGGCGCACTCCGGGCTGTTCTCGGTGCAGCTGCACCCGCCCGGGCAGGGCGGACCGCCGGGGCCGCCGCCGCCTGGCAACGGGCAGCAGCCCGCTCCGAACGGCCAGCCGGGGCAGCTCCCGCCCGCCTCGAAGCAGGCGCTCTCGATGGCCGGCGTCTCGGATGTCCAGGGGCTGGCCCAGTATCTGCTCGAGCAGCGCGCCGACCAGGACGCCGACTTCTCCGGCTAGCGGGCTTTGGCTTCTGCCGTGTAGAGAGTTATTCTCTGCGGAACGTCAGCAAACCACTCGCGAAGGCGCTATTGGCCGCCAGGGCGGGCGACAGTGGAATCGAGCGAGGAGTTCTGCATGGCGGTCGTGATCGAAGAGACAGGCCGGACGGAGGGGGAAGACCGGATCAGCGAAGCGCCCTGGGACGGTTCCGCCGGCCGCTTCACCGACCAGCAGTACGAGCGCAGCTGCATCCTGGACCGCAAGGTGTGCGGGGGCGACTGGGCCTCGGCGCCGCCGAAGACGCGCTGCTCGCTCCCGGTCAAGGAGCCGGGCGGCGAGCTCTCGCGCGCCGGCGTGCACGCGGCCGCAGCGCGCCTGAACCAGGTCAAGAACGCCTGCCCCGCCGCGATCTCGTCGGCCAAGGGCAAGCTCCGCTCGGCCTACAAGCAGCTGGGTGAGGACGCCCCCGACTCGCTCAAGTCCGACGAGCTGGTACCCGAGCCGATTGATCCCTACATGGCGAAGTACGGGATCATCCCCGGCGTACCGCGCCACAACACGGAGGGCTGTCGCGGCCTTATTCCCTGCGAGTTCGTGCGCGCGGAGGACGCCCGCGACGAGCACAACGGCATCGGCCTGATGCACGGTCACTTCGCGGTGTTCGACCGCTGGACCGAGATCGACTCGTTCTTCGAGGGCCGCTTCATGGAGCGGGTCCTGCACGGCGCGTTCAAGAAGACCTTCGCCGAGAATGGGGACAGCATCCGGGTCATGTTCAACCACGGGCGCGACCCGAAGGTGGGTATGGGGCTGCTCGGCCCGGCGCGCGTGCTCGAGGAGGACCAGACCGGGGCCCGCTACGAGGTGCCGCTCGACGACACCTCCTGGAACCGCGACCTGCTGCCCGGCCTGAAGCGCGGCGGCTACGGCGCCTCGTTCCGCTTCCGGGTCATCCGCGAGGAGGTCACCACCAAGCCCGGCCGCTCGGATTACAACCCGGAGGGGATCGAGGAGCGCTCGATCACCGAGGCCGCCGTGTCCGAGTTCGGCCCCGTGTCGTTCCCGGCCTACAAGGAGGCGTCGGCGAGCGTGCGCTCGACGCTGTACGACGAGCTCATGCAGGAGATGGGCGGCGAGGCCGGCTATCTCAGGGTGACGGGCCCGGGCCAGTACCACCCGTACCACTTCTTCTTCGACGTCGACGAACTTCGTGCCGGCGCCGCTTCTGACTCCCCCGGCCACGAGCGTGGCGAAGAGGGATCTGAGGAGGACGGCAGTTCACCTGATGCTCAAGCCGGCGAGCACCAGGCAGGAGATGGTGAGCCCGCACTCTCGGAAGACGCGCCGGACCGTGACTATCTGCGGTCCACCCGACTACCGAGCGCCGCGCGCAAACCGCTCAGAACAACCAAACGACTGGAGGTCCCATCGTGGAAGCTCTGAAGCGGCGCCCGACGTTCGATGACTGGCGCCGGACACATCCACCGATCGCGGGCGGCGCCGCCCCGACGCTCGAGGAGCTCGTCGCCCGCAACGACGAGATCAAGTCCCGCATCCAGACGCTCGACATCGACAGCCAGGGGCGCACCCTGACCGACGACGAGCGCGAGGAGTGGAACAAGATCTCGTCGGAGTTCGAGGACAACGAGGTCACCATCGAGGAGATGGGCAAGCGGCGCGACTGGGTCGAGGTAATCTCGGGCCGCACGTCGCAGCAGGAGCGCGGCGCGCACTTCGGCGTGGCGTCGGCGCGCTCGCAGGACGCGCGCGAGGACCTCTGGGACCTCACGACGATCCGCTCGCACTTCTCCGACCCGGCCTCGATGGTCAACGAGGCGCGCGAGCGTGCGCGCCGCGCGATCGAGGGCGAGTTCTCCTTCCCGCACCCCGACATCGCGCGGGGCCTGATCTCGGAGGACCTGGTGCGCAACCACCTGCGCTTCCTGGTCGACACCGTCCAGGAGGAGCGGGAGAA